AACACCTGCACCTTCTACATAGGCCACACAGCCACTTCTAAAACCAGTACCAGTAACTGTAATTACAGAATTTTGCACTGAATTAATAGTTCCGCTTATGTTAGTTACTGTAGGTGGAGCATCAATAGATTGCCAACCTGTGGCGGTATATATTTCTCCTAAACTAATTTGTGTGTTGTATCTAATTGTACCTACAGCTGGGCTAGCATTTCTACCCACATTTACCGTTGTTGAACTATCACCTTTAGGAAGTTCAACACCTTCTGTACCCAATATAGTTGGGTTTGTAAGGGTACGATTATATTTTAAATCATCATAATTCGCCATTATCTATCCTTAATTAGCCAACCTTGTGTGGCATTGTAATATACTAAACTAAAACCAGCCCTATTAGTTCTAACGGTCATATCCTGGGCTTGGGCCACAATGTTACTGCCATTTCTTCCAATGGTTAAGTTATTTGTACTAAATGTTCCTGCAACATCTATAACTCTTACCTCATCTCCCTGGTTAGGGCTTGATGGTAATACTACGGTAATTGGTGTAGACGATGTATCAACCCATAGATACTGGAATGCACTTGCATTGTAAGGACTGCTAGCAACGTTTACATTTGATAACCCACCTGCTGGCACCCAAGAACTACCATTGTAAACTTCCAAAGCATTAATACTTGTATTATACAATAACCAGCCACTGCTTGGTACTAAATTTGTTCTTGCAATACTTGTAGTTTTTGGTATCACCAAATAAGTTGAAGCAACTCTAAATATGTTAGCTGTGCCACCAATTTGTACATCTACAGTGTCAGTGCCTGCACCAGTTCCTGTTAATTTAAGAACAGTTTGAGTTGGGCTAGTACCTAAAGTAAGCTGTGTAGCGGCATTAACTTTGCTGTCTACATAGCTTTTTACTGCGTATTGCGTTGGAACTTTACTGTTGCTTCCTGATCCTAATGTTACGTCACTACTAAATTCACTAATTAATTCACCCAATTGTGCGCCAATAGATCCTAGTCGTAAAGCAGCCAAACCGCTCAAGTTAAACGCACTAGCGTTCAATGTAGCAGTACCAGTAGCTTGGTTAACAGCAAAGTACTTACCAACTCTAAAGTTACCATCTTGGTCAGTAGTTACAAAGAAAACACGCCCTGGGAATATTTCAACAGTTTCATTGCCCTGCGCCGCAGGTTGTAGTGGGTAGCCTGGATAGTTGCTTGATGTTTTTCCTCCAGTACCAATACTTAAAAAGTCGTGTCCAGTTAGTCGTGCATTACTAAAGTTTGCTCTAATTCTTACTATTGTTCCATCACTGCTAGGATTGATTTTTTCCTGAGACATGATGATCTGTACAATTGAACTTGAGTTTACCCAAGTACCAATACTTTGAATTACATAAGCACTAGTATCACCGTCTAGTTCAATGCTAGTACCAATAATTGGCTGACTTGTTAATCCAGTTACAATTAAAACGAAACCTTTTTGCCCAGTAACTCCGCCGGTAGCAATAACCGCACTAGTTCCAGTTGAACTACCTGTAATAGTTTCACCTGAAATAAATGTACCGCTAATTTGTTTATAATAAACTTTATATGTACCAGATTGAACGTTTGTAACGCTTGCTCTAGCACCTGATGTTAGACCAGTTAATGTATCTGCTGTACTAAAACCGTTACCACTTAAACTGTTACTGTTGTAAGTTAATTGGTTACCATATATTGTTCCAGTAATTGGAGTCTCAGTTACGTCATAACCTCTGGCTACAACGCCATATGTACCATAGCTGTTGTTACCATTCAGTGCTCTAATCTTTGCACCGCCAGTGGATGCATAACCAAAATAACAGAAATAAGTAAAGCAACTAACAATTTCAGCTTTAGCATTATCTTTAACCCAAAATCCAACACCGTTGTCATGAATATTTGTATAAGCATGGAACACCATACTCTTGTTGCCACTAGCGTGTACACTACCATCAATAATAACACCAGTACCGCCTGTACTAAAACAACTACAATCAGTAATATAAGGAGACTTATTAGTAATTGGGCTTGCAGGATTCAATCTTGTAAACACACCACCAATTGTGGCTGTTGTAATATCCTGTGCATCACTTTGACTTTGTACGAAACCAGTCATGCCGTTGAATGTCATAGTTTTTAACATACAACCATCACTTACATACCACATGGTACTTAGATTGTTGACTACTGGTTTTGCATCATAACTTAGGTTAGCAGTAAATGTAAGTGTTCCGCTTGGTGTGGTATCTGGGAAATCATCTATTCTTAATGTTACCCCGTCTACAATCGCTTGTACTTTATTTAGGTTAGCTGTTGTAAATCCGCTACCACTTACGCCCATACCCACCGTTATGCTAGATGTATTTGATACACTCATTGTTACACCGTTTTGTAGCACATTAATAAAGTTATTGGTCAACGTACTTAATGTGTTTGCAGTTCCTACACTGCCTACAGGCAAGTTTGTAACTTGTGTTTGTGAATTACCAGCACTCTTTGTTACTGTTTGATTTTGAACAATTTGTTGAACGATTGTTTGGACTCTTCCAAAAGCTGCCGCATATACACCTAGTGGTATAGCCGCTAAAATATTTGAAGTCCCATACCAGTAACCATCTGCAACGGTTAGAGCTTGACTGTTTCCACCGTATAGCAAATCAAATATAAGAGCATCTACAGCGTAGCCTGCGTCTCTTTGATAAGCCACTGAGTCATAACCTGGGATATTACCAACAGTATAATTTGCGGCTATCCAAGCAGTAAATTCATTTTGTATGAAAGTTCTGTTGGCAATTAAAATTGCTTTAGCATTTGTAACATCTGAAGCTGTATTGCTAGGGTTAGTATACGACAAGTTTGTGGCAACAAATGCGCTTACACCAGTATTGATCAAGTTAGTTACTATAGCAAACAGCGTTGTTATGTTAGACTGTGCAGTAGCATTGGTTGTGGCAGCTACTACTAAATCTCTTGCTTTGTTGATGCCTGAAATTGTTTGTGCTTTTTGACTGTTTGTAACTACACTACTATATGAACGTAGATATGACAACCCTGCTTTTGTAGATTGGTAGTTGCTTGTAAATACTAAGTCAGATAAAACAGCATTAATAATTAGACCAACGTCACGACGGCACTTGCTTTGGTTGTAATTGATACTGGTAGTATTTAAAAATGTTATTACTTGATCTTGTATTGAACTTAGACTAGCAAGTATAGTTGTTCTTATGCTGGCAAATGTTGCATCACCGTTGGCATAAGTTGGTTGTGTTAATGTTGGACTATATCCTGTATAAGTAGCTGTTGCAGTAACAGCTGCCTTTGGGTATATAAAAGTGTCACGTAAGCTGTCACCAATCACAGCACAGTTAGCTGGAACTACGATTGGTAGTGTTTCATAGTAAGTGCCTGCTTTTACATAAATTGTGCAAGGTGTTTGTACATTTTGTGTAGCATATTGTATACTGGCAAAAGGTCTTCCTACAGTTGAACCATAATTTGGACCATCAACCCCATTTGGTCCTACATAGTACACATACGTACTAATATCATTATAGTCCCAAACTGGCAAGCCAAGTGAACTAACACTTAGCACTTGGCCAGTGCTGCCAACTGGTAACCTAACTATGGCACTGTTATTTCTATAGGCCATATCTCCATAAGTAGTGTACACATTGTTAGCACTACCTTGCATCATTAATCGCCAGTAACTAAATTCTGTATCTGGAGTTTTATTTAAATTGTTGAATAAAACACTGACAAAGCTACTGCCGTTATAATTGACTACATCGCCTTTTTGATATGTGTATGCGCTATTGTAATTGCCTTGCCAATAAAACCCACCACTAAATTCTCTCCAATAAGTTGTGTTACTTGGATTGTTAGCCAATGTTGGTAAAAGGCAAAGATAAAAATAACCACCATGTCTTACTAAATCGCCTGGTTTATAGTTTGTTACATCATCATATGTTCCAACACTGGTAATACCGCTAGTAAGTTGTGTCCAGTATGTAGTATTTGTAGGTGTATTTCCTGTTGAGTCTTGTTTAGCCGCATAAGAATTAGCGCCGTAAGTTACAACTTCACCAATTTTATAAGTTGTACTATTTGAATATGTGCTTTGTAAAGATAGTCCTGTGTTATAAAGTGTCCAGTAACTGATATTTGTTGGAGTATTCCCAGCAGTATCTGTTGATGCTATGTAGTTGTTACCACCGTAACGTACAATGTCACCTTTTTTGTATGCTGTGCTGTTATTGTAATCGCTTAGATATTGGAAACCACCTACTAAGCTGGTCCAATAAGTTGTGTTGTTTGCTGGTGTTTGATTAGCATTGGCAATTTTAGCTATGTAAACTGCACCACCATAAGTTACAATATCGTTTAGTTTATATTGTGTAGAATTGCTCCAAATGCCTGCATTTTGTACACCTTGAACCATTAGGTCAAAGTAGCTGGCATTAGTTGAAAATAAAGTGTCGCTAGTATGTGAAGTTTTTACAATGTAAGCATTGGCACCGTAACTAATTACGTCATCTTTGACATAGGCTGTACTGGCTGTCCACGCTCCGCGCCAGTTAAATTTGACTTTTCCTAAACTTATTGTACTGATAGCCATTATCTATTCCTGTTATCGTAGTATTTATACTCGTTTAAATTTGGGCTGGTGTGCCATAAAAATTATTGCCTATTGCATATGGATAAGCAGGATTTCCTGAATTATCTATAGTTAAGAAATAAGCGTAAGTTCCAGCTGGGAAATCTGGTGTTACGCAAAATCTCCCGTTAAATTGATCTAAATCTCCAGAATTTGTAAACGAGTAATCCTCTATAAAAATCCCCAAAGGATATGTTGCAGTATTAGGAATTGGTGATGTGCCTAATCTAACTGAATTAAGAGTGTATCCAGATAATATATTTTTAATTTTACTGGTATTATCTAAAGATTTAGTGTAGCCATATGGGCCATAAATGGGGTATCCGTCAGCCGCCCAGCCTACTATTTTACTGTGACCATCTGGATGTAATAGTCCGCCATTTAAATAAGGGATGACACTGACTTCTGCGAGGCCAGTTGTCCCATATAATCCAGACACATAACCTGTTCCGTTGGCCCAAGCTCCGCCAGTAATAAACGTTCCGTCTTTGTAATTATAACAACCGTTACTGTCAGCAACACCGCCTGCGAGGTCTTGTCCAAAGCTGTAATTTAATGAGCTAGCCGAAGTGTAGGCGGCATTATATGTCCAACTGGCAAATGATGGTTTTCCAGTAGGAACACTAGTACCTGCACTAGGACTATAGATACTTACTCCATTTATAGCAATACCAATTCTTCCAACACCTCTTGTTGGTTGGGTTCCAGCGGTATTTTTTCCGCCGTTATAAGTAAATTGCTTGTTAAGATTTTGATTACTTGCTATATTACTAGATACACTATTGCCAAAACTGTGGTAAGGTAAACCAACTCCAACAAAAACAATTTGTGTACCGTTAAATCCAAAGTTTGAAAATACTGCAATAGATTCACCAGGTGCTGGACCACTCAATCTACTGTTTAACTGCAAACTGGTTTTTGTTGAGATTAAATCTGAAATATCTAAACCTGTGAAACTGGCATATCCCAATCTAAATGTTACACCACCTGATGGGGTTATTGTTGTTGTATTAAACAAGTTTTCTGATCCGGCATTAAACGGATTAAACAACATTCTATTGTTGCCACCCATTAATGAAGTGGTACTGGTATAGTCGTTGTTTAAACCAGTATCTGTTAGTGTAGCTTTAGATTGATTTATAATCCAAGTACGCAAAAATGCCGGAGTAACTCGTGGATTTAGTTGCAAATATAATGCGGCAACGCCTGCAACCTGTGGACTGGCTTGACTAGTGCCTTGTATTGATGCTTGTTTATAATTGCCGTCAGCATAATATGTACCTGGAGTATATCCGTTGGCGGTAATGTCTGAAGTCAATTGGCTTGTGGCGCTCATTTGATAAGAGCCTGGAGCATAAACTGTTACTGCTGGACCTGTGTTACTAAAATTTGCACGTTGATCTAAACTTGCACTAAAAGAAGTTTGTCTAATAGCACCAACTATAATTGCGTTGTCACTATAAGGACTGTTGCCTCTGTGGTAATAGTGTCTTACATTAGAACTATCTACCCAATAGTTGTTGTAATCAACTCCTGCAGATACGTCTATTTTTTGATAAAAATTTCCTGCCGCAATACACACATGAATACCAGCACTGATCATAGCTTCAATACTAGTGTCATCTGATGCATATCGTTTGCCAAATGTATTCCCATTGAATATCATTCCGTAAACACTTTGCTTGGCATTGCTAGTCCAGTTTGTTGCACCTCGATAGTTTCCACCTGTGCAATTGGCAAACGTGTCTATGTAAGCCCAGCTCATGTTTACAACTGTTGGTCGTTTTAATCCTGTAACTGGGTCTACTGGTTTTTTATTATGGAATCCAATGATACAGTTGTACATGTCTGAAGCATATATACCAGTTCTTAAGGCACCATTTGAAGGTTCTACGTCAAATGATCCTTCTAATCCATATAATTTTAAGTTATAGATTTTTGCATTTTTAGCCCAACCAAAAGTTTTACCAGCAATTATTCCTGTGACATGCGTTCCATGTCCAGAATAATCTCTATAGTGGTATGCACTTTGATTGCCTGTTACACCTGATGTTCTAAACCAGTCAATTTGTTGTAATCTGGAAACGCCGTTGGCATCCTGCCACTCTGGGTGGTTAACTTCAATACCGCTGTCTACAACAATAATATCTACACCAGTACCATCTAATGTATAGGTATATCCGCCTCCTGGATCTGTAGAGCTTGTACCATAATTATTTGTTGCACTATTACAGCGTTTTAGTCCCCAATTACCTATGCTACCAGAACCACTGGTAGTTTTTGTATAAGCCACATTAGTTTGTGTAACTACTGCTCTTACTTCTTTTGTAGCAGGGTCTTCAATTTCAGCCACACGTGGATCATTTTTTAATTTTAGTGCTTCTTCTTCAGTGAGATAGTAATTGCAAAGTCTATCAATGTAAGGCTGTTCGTTGGCTATTTCAACAGCTCGATCTGGTATGTGATCATGATCAGAAGTTGTGTTTTCCATCTGATCATAAAATTCCCAATAATCTGCATCTTCATGCAGTACTACAATATGTTCTTTCATATTATGCCATTGATGCTATATTTTTTACAGTAATAACGCCTGTAAGGACACCTGAAGTTCCACTTACATACTTAAATGATCCAGCGTTGGCTGCGGGAATTTGCCAATACAAAATTCCACTTATTTTATTTTGTGCCGCTGAACCAGTTGTAACAGTACCTGTTGTGCTTACGTGAATCAATCCTGTATTAAAGTTTAATCCACCTGATGTTTGAATAATAAATGGTTGTCCTGTAGTACTTAAATTAAATGCTATAGTTGTTCCACTAATTGCATAAATTGTAGGATTATCACCTGTGTATTGATTGTTGAACTGATATCCAGTTGATCCGTTTACTGTAACATCTAATCTTGTAATAGCTGGGTAAAACGGAATCTGAACTGCATTGGCTGTTATAACACCAGCACCATTAATTGTAACAGTACTACCGTCTGGAATCACACCGCCTAAACTTGCTGTAGTAGCAATAGGCAATGAGTAATTTGTATAGTTAGCAGTAATTACACCAGTAGTATTGTTGATAGTAATTGTAGTGCCGTCAACTTTAACACCACCTAATTGTGTTGTAGTTGATTGTGCTAAACTTATTGTTCCTGAACTATTGTTGATACCGCTAGTTGCAACAGCTGGAACAACTACTCCGCCTAGAACACTTGTTGTTGCCGCTGGTAATGTATAGCTACCACCCAAACTACCCCAAGCACTACCGCTCCATACTTGTACAGTATTAGTTGTGGAATTATAAATTAAGTCGCCGCTGGTTGGAGTTAGTCCACTAGTGCTACTGTAAGTTGGTAATCTAAATACACCATTTGTAACAACCACCGCATTGGTTGCAGTTAAATTTAAGTTAGACGAACTTGTTAATGTTGGTGTTCCAACGTTACTGCTTGTGAATACGTTGGCTGTGGCTGTTCCGCTTACAGTTAAACTTGATAGTGTTCCAACACTGGTTAAACTTGAATTAACCACGTTACTGGCCATTGTTGTACCAGTTAATGCACTAGCTGCCGCACTACCTGCTGGTGCTGTTGATGTGATCACACCATTAGAAATCGTAATTGTAGTACCATCAACTTTAACACCGCCCAATTGAGTGGTAGTAGCAGTGGCAATATTAATTGTTCCGCCAGCATTTACAATACCGCTTGTGCCTACACTTGGTACAAGAACGCCGCCTAATACGCTATTTGTAGCTGGTGGTAATGTATAAACAACAGCAGGGGTAAATGTAAACAACCCAGTGCTAGAGTTATAAGTTAACGAGCCGCCAGCACTAGCACTAGCAGTGCTTACACTAAAAGTGCCAATACCAACAGGGGTGAAACCTAAACCTGCTATAATTTGATTTTGAGTCAATGCAGTTACAGTGCCTGCATTACCTG